GTACCTGAGGGCGAGACATTTGCGGGTCCCGTTAAATCGATTTCTCTTGTTGAAACGCCCGCGCTCTTAAAAGTAAGTTCAGCCATCTTAAAATTTCTCCTGTATCCTCTTTTTAACTATGCTGTTATGCGAAATCTACGCCACTATTTGTGATGATAAAGTCGATAGCGATGAATTCGATCGCCCTAGTTGGAACGACAACAATCCGACCATTTAGTCTATTGTTTTCAACATCTTCTGTCGAGTTGTTTGATTCATCCATAACTACCGAGAATGTCTCAATGCCCTGCTGGGATTGAATCGTTGATAATAATGGAGTTACCAGATTGATAAATCTACCACGGGTTTGTGGAGTATTTGGCTCGAACAGAATTCTGTTCGCGACACTTACGACTTGTCGCTTCAATTCTAGAAGCATTCTTCTAACATTTACTCTATCGAGAGCAGATTGACTTAGCTGGGCAGTCTTTTGTCCAAAGATTACAAAGCTTCCATCGCTAAAGTTCGCGATGGGGTTAATCTTACTATCGTATAAGGTGTCACGGTCTGCGGAAGTAAGTCTTACGTCAGTGTTCTTTACAATCCCTAAGCCGCCTCTATTGAAACCGGCGGGTGCAAACCATGGGTAAGCAACCTTGTCGTTGTACGCTAAAGCACTCATCACAGCAACTGATGCGGGAACTAGAACATTGCTATTAGTCGCAGGATCAGTAATGAATACATCAGGGAAATATGTAGCAACGTAGTTGTTGTCAAGAACCCTCGATTCAAATTGTTCTGCTGTTTCTCTAACATCTGGGAATGCTGTCGAAGCACTCACGATCAAGCTTCTGTCCTCATTACCGAATAGTCTTGTCTCACTTTCAGACCAAGCTGGAATATCCATAATATAAATGGCCATTGAATAATTTCTAGTGAGAAGTGCTGCATTATCAGTAACAAAACTATCTCTGATACCGGGGATTGCCAAAATATTTGTACGCACTGTCATTGCGTCCGTCATAATTTTGCTAGCTTCACGATATGCAGCGATATGATTGTTCTGACGTCCGGTGCCGGCAGGATTCGCTGCCAGACCTAAATCAGCGGAAGGGAACTCGCCTGAAGCTTTACCCTTCTGACCAGAGGTATCAGTGGAAGACGCCTTATCATTCATCAAAGCCATATCTTTATCAAGAATATTCAAGCCGTCCCAACCACCGTAAAATGGTACATTGAACTTCGTATATTCTGTAAACCTATTAAACTTCACAGATGAAGACTGAACCAGCGTAGCGAGTGTTATTCTCATACCATACTGAGCGCCCTTTCCGTTCGTTTCAGGATCATTAATCGCATATGTTTGAGTATCTGGTAGACCATTTCTCATGTACACAGCATCTTTCATCATTTCTGCTGCGGACGCAGTAACATACTGCAGCAGGGTTGACGCTGTAGAGCCTGTACCGGCGAGAACTACCCGTGCCAAAGTAAACTTATTAGCGTTAAAGTGGTTCTTTCCAGATCCTGTGACTAGCGTATCAAGCTTCTCTATCCCCTGGAACTTCGCGTAAGTGGAAATAATCGGGTTGGGAAGATTTGAAATGTTGACGTTATACGCGGCGTTGTCTGTACTTCCTGTCTTGGGGCACCTGGTGTATTTGACACCCCAGCAAAGCCGACTATCGACTAGCTCATTTGTACCCGGTTGTCCAGAGTATAGCACATTACTTGTCTTCGATTGTCCTCGTGTCACCTTATACCGGAATGGAAGCGGGGGAACAATAGAACCGGTCAGACCAAGGGCCTTACCTCCTGTGGCTACAACAGAGTGTGATGCAGACATACCAAGTCGTATGTTACCTCTATTTCCGATAGTAACACCATCAATAGCGAGAGGAGCACTAGCAGGATTATCAACTAACGAATCCGCCGTCTTCAAAACAGGAATACCATCGAAGCCGAAGGGCAATGCATCGGCAGGGACGTCCTTAGTGTAGACTGAGTCCTGCACAACAACTCTAATCCAGTTAGACTTATTGGGATATCGACCGGTGACGATGATTCTCTTTTCATCTTCATTATCAGCATCAAAGTTGTAACGAGCCTTGTAATCACCCACCTTATTAGCAACAAAGTTGTCAGAATCGGGATCGAGTGTACAATCAGGATAAGTTTCAACTGTCTGGGGCTCAAGATCTGTATCGTCGAACCGGCGGACGCGGACTTCGAATGTACCATATTGGTAATTCTTATTGACAGAAGCCCTGACGTTAGCTACAGTAACTTTGATCTTATCGTTTGCATATGCACCATCGGAAAGCGCTTCGAAGTGAATGAGTGGGTACTCAGTGCTTCCGTACGGCTGCGATATAATATTAGGAGTACGTGGTGTTGTGTACCGAGTATCATAGCGTCCGTAAACTGACTGGAAATAACGATTCGCTCCAGAAAGACCGGCGTTACCAGCATTGTTTGTAGAACCAGAGACTAGCATAACAGCTGCAGACTTCGGGGTCTGATCAACGGTCGCTAGCTCATCCTCAACTGCGTAATCTAGATAAAGCAGGTGCTGATGCTCGTAGAACTTCTGTGGATCGGTATTTAGAACCTTAGAGATGTATGAAGCGTTAGACGGATCGAGGGATGCAGTAATAATTTTAATACCCGCACCGGCCTGAACGTTGAATTCATCCGTGTAGCTTGACCCGAGAGAAGACGATATCGCAATTGCGAAGTACTTGTTCGAGTCTCCCTTGACACTTGCCGTTAGCGGCATTGAGTTCTTCCACTGCATCCCAACTTCATACAACTGTACACGTGAACCTGTCGCTGCGAATATAACTCCACGGACAAGGTTGACTGTTCCAGCTGCGGAAATACCAAACGAGGGATTATCAGTAAATTCAGGGAAAGAATAATCTACTGCAGATGAAACGTAATGACGAGCGACGATCATCTGAACGCCACCATCCATTGCACGCATCGTACCGCCGGCAACGGGAAGGCCTGTGCCACCTATTAACTTGGGCGTTATCTTGAAGCCAGTATTAACAACTGTCCCCATATCTCTTGTTGTTGAAATATTCGTAGTAGTTTCATTCGCACCGGCTCCCAACACTCGCATGTAAGTCAGTGCAGATCTATTTGCCAAAAATGCGGACACAGCATAGGGCCCCGCTCTATCTGGATCGAGATCCCCAAATTTATTTAAGAAGTCGCTCATGCTTCCGACCGTTACCGGTACGAAAGCGGGACCTTTATCAGCTGTACCAATAACACCTGCGGGAACACCAAGGACTTGGGTTTCTCTTGCTGTCGCATCGATTTCTCTTTCAAAGAAACCTGGTGATCTAAATGTTTGTTCTGCCATGAGTTAGCTCTCCTGGATCTGCTTTTATCAAAAATAACTATTCTGTTGAAGTCCTAAATGTCTCATCAATCTTCAACCAAAAGGCCGAAATCTATTTCGAAGCCGCCCGATGGCAGCTGACTGTCTCTAAAGACCGTTTCTCCCTTGCGCGGATTTGCCATTTTCACAGTAATTTCTCGATAAGAGATTTCACCCGTAAATGGGTCCACGATTGTAATTATGGTCGTAGGAGCTGAAGATTTTTTTGTCGTACCAACATTATTAAAATCGGTTCCGCCAAGAATGACTTTTGTAGCGCCAGGGAAGCCAGCGGCCAATTGTTCGGCCTGGCCTCGAGCAACCTTCTCAGCAAAACTTTCTGCTTGCGCCATTACTCCGTCAGCTGAGCTCGCGCCGATGGAGCCGGGCGGCATGGGATCACCCTCGCTAGCCAAATTATCAAGAACATACGCGCCTGCTTGACCAGAAGGTACTGCTCCGGGAGGAGCTGACGCAGGTACGCCCCCAATTGTTCCAGCTGCATCAAAAGAAAAATTAGGAGCAGAAACAAATCTTCTCAACGGTTGAGGTAGACCGGGGGTTTGAGGCGCGACCATATACGCTGCTACAGACATTGTGAATGAATACTTCACCAATCTTTCAGCATCGGTGAAGTCATCAAAATTATTCTGGGGATTTAGAGCTGCATCGACAAAAGCTGAAAATCTATAACCGGATGGTGTTTTTATAGAATAAGTGCGCATTCGACTCTCAACGTAGCTTCCCATCATAATCGTAAGCAAGGCATTCATTTCTTGAGTATACTGCGTCCAAAATGTAATTTCATAATTCGCCGTGTACTGCTTAATAGGCGGCATCTCAATGTACTCAATAATGTTTTTTGCCACAGAGGGCGTAAGGATGATTCCTTCACGGACTTTCATGGGAATGTTTGCAGGCGATTTTCTAGAAGAAATTTTGCCTGGATCTGTTCCCGAGCCCACACCCAGGTCTGTTTGATTACCCGGTTTAATGACCATATTATCGTCATTCTTGAAACCGTACTTATTTTGAAGCCGCTGGAATATTAGGTCATCTTTCGAAATCCGAGATTTTACCAAAATGGGAGAGCCCTGAAATTGTGTGGCACCTTTCGCGCCGAGTTGGTCTATTCCGCTTCTTACAATCGAAATTAAGGGAAGAATTAAAGCGTTTGACTTATCTCGTAATGGACGATTTCTAGCCAACAATGCAAATCGTTCACCTGTCGCGAAAATAACAGGTGGTTTTTTTAATTCATCTTTCCGCTTAACAAATAAGGGAATTTCTTCATTAAAAAGGTTGAAAACAGCTCGATCGACATCTTCGATAGTACATGATGGAATTGTTAAGTCATCTACAGCATCAGGATTATCATACCCTGAACTTACACTATTGACTTTCTTTTCTTTTGAATATCTAGTCGTCATTTATCAACTCTCATCATAGAATGCAGAACTTATTTG